CGCGACTATCAGATCGACCTGGATGGCGCGTTTCCGGTTGACATCAAAGTCACTCGCGTTACCGCCAACTCAACCAGCTCCAAGGTACAGGATAAGTTCAACTGGGCGTCGTACACCAAGATCATCTATGGCAGGCTGCGGTATCCCAACAGCGCTGTCATTGGTTTGCGGCTAGATGCAAAGCAGATCGGCAGCATCCCTAAACGCAGCTACCGCATCCGTGGCATCAAGGTAGCAATCCCTGATGGCGTCACCGTTGATCCTGGCACCGGGCGGATCGTTTATCCGGCTGGCTTTGTATGGGGCGGCAATTTCAGCGCAACCAAGCAATGGACCAATGACCCTGCATGGGTGCTGTGGGATCTGCTGGTCGACAGCCGCTATGGATTCGGCGATCACATCCAAGCATCGCAACTGGATAAGTTTTCATTCTTTACCGCGTCGCAGTATTGCAGCGCGTTGGTACCGGATGGCTTCGGTGGCGCTGAGCCGCGGTTTTCCTGCAACGTCAACATCCAATCAGCAGACGATGCCTACAAGCTGATCAGTGACATGTGCTCGGTCTTTCGGGCAATGCCGTATTGGTCCGAGGGTGCACTCAGCATCGCGCAGGATGCGCCAGACACCGTCGCGCACCTGTTCACGCTAGCCAACGTGACTCAAGACGGGTTCTCGTATCAGGGCAGCAGCCTGAAGGGCAGGCCAACCGTTGCGATCGTGTCCTATTTCGACATGGATACTCGTGACATCGCACAGGAGGTGATTGAGGACCAGGATGGCATCCAGCGGTATGGCATCCAGACGGCCGAGATCCAGGCATTTGCTTGCACTAGTCGCGGGCAAGCTCATCGCCTCGGCGAATGGCTGCTGTACTCCAACCGGTACGAGACCGAGGTCATCACGTTCAGTGCATCGCTTGACGCTGGCGTGGTGTTGACACCTGGGCAGATCGTTGAGGTGTCCGATCCAACCAGAAGCGGTCAGCGCCGCGGTGGGCGCATCACATCCGCAACGACAACAGCGATCACTGTTGACAGTGCTACTGGCTTGGTGCTTGGCACCAGCCCGACGCTGTCGGTGATCCTGCCGACCGGTGCGGTTGAATCCAAAACGGTGTCATCCATCGTCGGCAGTGTGATCACGGTCAGCAGTGCGTACTCGACGGCGCCTAATGTCAACAGCATCTGGCTGTATCAGACTGAGGACCTAGAGGCATCAACCTGGCGGATCGTCAGCATTGCCGAGTCGGAGCAGGCCGTCTACACCATCAGCGCAGTCGCCTACAACAGCAGCAAGTACGACTACATCGAGCGGGATGTGCCGCTGCAGTTCCGTGACATTACTAACCTGAATGAGGTGCCATCTGCTCCTAGCGGGTTGACGCTGCAGGAGCGTGTCTTTGAAAGCAACGGCATTGTCTTGGCTCAGTTGCAGGTGGCATGGTCAGCAGTGACCGGCATTGACATCTACCGCGTGCGCTGGCGCGTTGATGACGGCAACTGGGTCGAGACGGATCAGGAGACCGTCGCGTATGACATCGACATTGCCGTCGCTGGCCTGTATCAGGTTGAGGTCTACAGCGTCGATCCGGTCAACCGGCGACTGTCGGCAACAGCAGCCATCGGATCGGTTGAAGCAGTGGGCAAGACTGCCGCACCTGCATCACCGACCGGTCTGAGCCTGGTTGCGATTGACGAGGCATCGGCTGTCATCAGTTGGGATCGCAGCACCGAGCTAGACGTGATCCTGAATGGCAAGGTGCTGATCCGTCATCAGCCGGTGCTGACCGGCGCAGCATGGGAGAGCGCACAGGAGATCGTGGCTGCAGCGGCTGGTGGCCAGACACAGAAGCAGGTGCCACTACTGGAAGGCACTTACCTGCTCAAGTTTGAGGACGACACCGGCAACCGCAGCGTCACGGCAGCATCCATCATTGTTGATCTGCCGACGCCATTGCCGCGACTACTAGTGCAGACCTACACGCATCCGCCATTCACCGGCACGTTCGTCGATACCTTCTTCTTTGAGGCGGTTACAGGCGACGGACTGTCGATCGCTAATGAGACCTACATCGACGACATGGCGCTGGACGGGGACTGGGACGCGCTGGATTCAATCGACAACATTGGCGGCGCACTTGAGACCGGCGAGTACCTGTTCAACCAAACGCTTGACTTGAATCAGGTGTATGACGTGAATGTCAGGCGGACACTTGAGTTCTACACGGTCATTGCTGGTGCGCTGTGGGATGACAGGACCGGTGACATCGACACATGGAACACCATCGACGACTTGGGCGATCGCACCAATGCGCTGATGTACGTTCGCACCACCGCCGACAACCCATCAGGGTCGCCGACATGGGGCGATTGGCGGGAGTTTGCCAATGCGACGGTGCGCGGCCGTGGCTTCCAGTTCAAGGTGGTGCTCAGCACAACTGATGCGACGCAGGTGCCGGTTGTCACTAATGCCAGCGTTGCCGTCGAGATGCAACAGCGTGCCGAGATCTCTGATGTAAGCGACACATTGAACACAGCAGCAGAGATCCAGGCTGGCAGGGACTACACCATCGTGACCGCAGGTACGACGGACTTCACGTTGATCGGCGCGGCCAACAACAATCCTGGCACCAAGTTCACCGCAACTGGACCGGGCACTGGTACCGGCACCGCTGCTGGGCCGTTCCTGATCGACTTCGTTGACAACTTTTACCAGTCGCCTACGATGGGCATCACCATCTTCGACGCAGATAGTGGCGACTACTATACACTGGATACGCTATCCCGGACTGGCGTTGATCTTGTGATCCAGGACAACAGCGACAAGCCAGTCGCACGCAACTTCCAATACACCGCCGTTGGTTACGGCAAGGAGATCACCTAATGGCGCAACACGACTACGACATCGCCAACCAAGCTGGCGCTGCATTTCGGTCAGACCTGAACAATGCGCTGTCGGCTATTGCGACCAACAACAGCGGAACCACGGCGCCAAGCACGACGTTTGCCTACCAGTGGCACGTTGACACCGATGCACCGGCGACGCTGTACATCCGCAACGGTGCCAACAGTGCCTACATCGAGGTCGGTGATGCAACGCTCGATAACCTCGGACTCAAGAAAACCAGGCGCGCAACCGCGCAGGCATCCACGTCTGGCACGGCGATCACATTTGGCAGCATCCCGAGTTGGGCTAATCAGATCACCATGATGCTCTATGGCGTCAGCACTAACGGCAGCAACGAGCTAATTGTTCAGCTTGGCACCGCTAGCGGCTTTGTCACAAGCGGTTACAACTCCAACTCGGAGAGCGTCGCAGCTACATCTAGTCAATACAGCAGCGCTGGGTTTCTTCTTACAAACACAACTCTAAGCACATATCTGCACTCAGGCATAGTGCACATGATCAGGGTTGACGGCAACAATTGGGTTTACACATCAAACGTAAAGCGCGCTGCAGTTTCAGGTACTACAACCAGCGCCTATGGTGCCGGTGATGCCACCCTTGGTGCAGTGTTGACACAAGTGCGGTTGACTAGCACTAACACGCCAGATACCTTCGACGCTGGTACGGTTAACATAGTGTACGAGTCCTGATAGCACATGGCTGACCGTAAGATCTCTGACCTGACAGCGCTTACGGCGCCTGCTGCAGGCGACTACCTGCCGATCGTTGACATCAGCGAGGCATCAGCCGCCAACAAGAACAAGCGCATCACGATCGAGGAACTGCTCCGCGGCGCACCTGACGGCACCGCGGCTGCACCCGGTATCGGCTTTGAAAGCGATCCCAACACCGGCATCTACCGGCCTGGGTCTGACCAGGTAGCCATCAGCACCGGCGGCACGGCGCGGTTGTTTGTTGACTCCTCAGGCCGCGTAGGGGTGGGCACTAGCAGCCCCAGTTACAAGCTAGACGTCCGAGATGCGTCCGTTAGTCAAATTACTTCAAGTGTTAGTGGCGCCCAAATTGCCGTGCTTGGGTCCGATACGAGCACTGGTGCTTATATTGGAACTCTGGATAATTACGATTTCAAATTTCTCAGGAATAGCGCCCTTATTGGTGCTTGGACGGCGACTGGACTAGGGGTGGGCACTACGAGCCCTGGCGTAAAAATTGACGTTGTTTCCGACAACAATACTTCCCTGGCTTCTGTTCTTCGTGTCAATAGCAACAATGTTGCCGTTAACACGGCTCTTGCTTACGACGGCCTTATCTGCAATTCGCAATTAACGATTGGAAATACAACAACCAATCCGATCATCTTCAATACAAACAGCACGGAACGCGCCCGCATCGATAGCTCCGGCCGCCTGTTAGTTGGCACGTCTAGTGCGCGTACTAATCTATTCAATACAACATATACTGCGCTTTTTCAAGTTGAATCTCAAACAACCTCAGCAGCGCAAGCAGTTTTCACATCGTCTACGGCAGGAGTGAACGGTGCAAATCTGCTTTTGTGTCACCAAAGAAGCGGATCAATCGGTGGCAATACAGTTGTGCAAGCAGATGATCAATTAGGTATCGTTTCATTTCAAGGAGCAGATGGCAGCGAGATGGTTCCCGCTGCTGGTATTGAGTGTTACATAGACGGCACCCCCGGCGCTAACGACATGCCCGGCCGCCTAGTGTTCTCCACTACGGCCGATGGGGCGTCTTCTCCGACGGAGAGGATGAGGATTAGTAGCGATGGCAAAAGCGGCGTTTATAGCGCGAATCCTGATACTTTTATTGCCAGTAGTTCTAGCGCTGCTGGCAATACAAACTATTTGTTTAGAGGCGCATATTCTGCTAGCGCTCCATTGACTGGTACTGTCTCTTTTCAAGTGACAACCAATGGCGACGTTACTAATACAAATGGCAGCTATACCAGCATATCAGACGAAAAATTAAAAGAAAACATTGTTGATGCAGGTTCGCAGTGGAACGATCTGAAGGCAATTCAGATCCGCAACTGGAACTTCAAAGAAGAAACCGGCCATCAAACTCATCGTCAAATTGGCCCGATTGCCCAAGAGCTTGAACAGGTTTGTCCTAATCTTGTATTTGAGATTCTTGACCGCGATGAAAACGGCAACGAAACAGGCGAGGTTACGAAGGGCGTCAATCAGTCAGTCCTTTACATGAAGGCAGTCAAGGCGCTGCAAGAAGCAATGGAGCGCATCGAAACCCTCGAAGCTAAAGTTGCAGCCCTTGAGGGCGCGTAGACACCCGCATTACACTTACACAGTCACTCACTAACCATGTACAACACCGTTTTCACTTGGCACATCGCCCAACTGGAGCGCGAGACCGCTGACGGCTACGTCTTCACGGCTCACTACACCGTTGATGCCAGCGATGGCGTCTACAAGGCTGGCGCTTATGGCAGCCTCGGCCTGGAGCGCCCCGAAGGCGAGATGATCCCCTTCGCTGATCTGACCGAGGAACTGGTGGTGAGTTGGGTCAAGGAGCGACTCGACGTCGAGCAGATCGAAGCTGCTCTGCAGGCCCAACTCGACGAGCAGCACCATCCCAGCAAGGCCAGCGGGCTGCCCTGGGCTGCTTAGACTAGTGGCATGATCGAGCTGATCGCTGCTGTTGCCGGTGCATCCATCAGCGTGGCAGCGATGGGCGCCATGGGGTTCAGCCGCCGCAACGATGAAGCCCGCGACGCAGTGATCAGGCTCACCGCTGCAGTGGAGCACATCGCCACACAACTGGAGGTGCTCCACACCGACATCCGCGCCGATCGCCAGGAGACATTCAAGCGGCTCAATGGCGTCGAGCAACGCGTCGCTACGCTTGAGGCACGCCCGCACCGCTGACCATGGACGCCCAGACTGTTGCCGTTGTCGCCATTGTCCTTGCTGCTGGCAGTGAGATCATCGCGCTGACACCACTCAAGTCCAATAGCTGGATCCAGCTCCTGCTGCAAGCACTCAAGCTGATGTTCCCCAAACGTGGCTAAAGCACCGATCAAACCCAGTGACCTGTTCCGGTACTGGAGGGCATTGCCGCATCAACAGGCGGCGATCGTTGAATTGGAAGCTGAGCTGTTAAAGGTTGCGCCTGATTTGTTTAATAGGGATCAGCCATGGTTTCAGACATGGAGCCAAGGCGGCAAGGTACACAACTACGATGCTGCGGCCAAGCTGATCAAAGAGTTTGAGGGCTGCCACCTGTCGGCCTATCCCGATCCGCTCAGCGGCGCCGAGCCATGGACCATCGGCTACGGCACCACCAAGTACAGCGACGGCCGCAAGGTACAACGCGGCGACAAGATCACGGTCATCGACGCCAACAGGCTGCTAGACCTTGAGATCGAGCGTATCGCCGAGAAGCTGCGGGCGACCGTGCCGTTCTGGAATGCCATGCCCGGCGACAAGCAATCGGCGCTCATCAGCTTTGCTTACAACCTGGGCAGCGGGTTCTATGGCACCACCGGATTCGAGACGATCAGCAAACGGCTGAAGGACAAGGACTGGGCAGCGGTACCCGAGGCGTTGTTGCTGTACCGCAACCCTGGCACCAATGTTGAGGCCGGCCTGCTGCGCCGACGCCAGGCTGAAGCCCGCCTGTGGGGCATCGAGCAGCAAACCGCCAAGCTGTCGCCAAACAGCCTGTTTACGGCACGGATCACGCCACACATCACCCTAGGCGAGTTTGCGCTCGGGCAGGAGGCGCGACGTTTTGACCACCAGTACCAGATAGACACCGCAGCCGAGCTGGCAGCGTTCCTCGAACGGGTGCGCGGCGCGTTCGGCGGCAAGCCAGTGGTGATCACCAGCGGCTACAGGCCGGCAGCGATCAACCGCTCGGTTGGCGGTGCCAGCAGCAGCGAGCACCTCTACGACGCGCCAAGCGTCGGTGCAGTGGACTTCTACATCCAAGGTGCAGACATCAACGCAGTCCAGGCATGGTGCGACAAGAACTGGCCGCACAGCCTAGGCTATGGCGCACCTAAAGGATTCGTGCACCTTGGCGTCCGCAAAGGCCGGCCTCGTGTGCGCTGGGACTATTGATGCGGCAGTACGTACTAGAGATCGAGTACACCATCGTCGTTGAGAGTGACAACGATGATCCGGGAGAGGTATCCGACGACTTTGCAGCGCGGCTCACTGAGCTAGCGCCGTCAAATGATCACATCCTGGGGTTAAGTCTTCAGGTGCTACCAATCCCCGAATTGCGTGGATCACTCGATTGATGGCTCTAACCTCGTTTCTAAGCGCAGTGCAAAGCATCAATTCAGGCAGCAGATCTTTGAGGCATGGGGTCATCAATGCGCATACTGCAGCGCATCAGCCGACACCTTAGACCATGTCAAGCCACGCCATAAAGGCGGCGCTACGGTTACAACTAACTTGGTGCCAGCGTGCCGCAATTGCAACCGCAGAAAAGGCAGCGAAGAATGGCGCGAATGGTTCAGTCGTCAAGATTCATGGACTGTTGATCGCGTATTAAAGATTCAGGATTGGTTGATTGATTCAACATTTGATGATAAAAAATAAGCGCTTGCCAGTCTTGTGCATGATCACGGCACATGCCATTGATGCAGACACGCCATGTGTCACCGTGTCGCCTAATTGTTGGCTCCAAGGGGAGTGTCCGCCAGAGGGTTGCTCATCAGCATACGGATGCGATTGATGCCGCGTTTGTAGATGTCGTTAAGGGTTGCCTTTGAGATGCCATGCTCGCGTTCAAGCTGCGCCCATGTGACGACCGGGTAGCAGGACCTGGCTTCTATTACCGCTCTGGTCCTGTCGTCCAGATACTCATCAACATAACGCAGCATGATCTGCACATCTTGACTGATGTCATTGTCCATTGCATTAGGGTCCGCAATGGTGTCAACAATGCTATGGCCTTCTGAGTTGCCAATCTGCTGGTCAATGCTGGTAACTGTATAGGTTTGCCGGAGTAGATTAGACAACTCGCTAGGGTCCATGTTGATCTCTTCTGCCACTCTGGTGATGCTTGGCTGATGACCAAGCTGATGGCTAAGATCTTGGATCGTGCGGTTGATTTTGTACATCGTCTCATGCACACCAATCGGCAGTCGGATGATGGCATCGCTGCTGATCAATGCACGCGTGATGCCCTGCCGGATCCACCAGTAGGCGTAAGTCGAGAACTTGTACCCACGGCTTGGATCGAACAGCTCAACAGCACGAGCTAAGCCGATGTTGCCCTCCTGGATCAGGTCGAGCAGCTCCATAGTCTTGTTATTACGTTTGTCGTACCTGCGAGCAACATGCACGACCAGTTGCAGGTTGGACTGGATGAACCGTTGCCGGGCACGTTCACCACTGCGCACTTCACGTTGCTCAGCATTGGTCAGCGCACGACCCAATGACTGCAGCTCACGCAACCGCTGCACACGTCTGCCAAGTTGTATCTCTTGCTGCGGTGTCAACAGCGGATACTTGGCGATACTGTTGAGGTAATCCTTGATGCTGTCAGACATGATGAATCCGCTGGTTCACACAATGGAAGCACAATTTCACGGCGCAGCCAATGCCCAAATGTTGCGTGAGCTACATGAAGCAAAGGACTACAACGCATTGCTGGAGTATGCGCTGTTGCTGGCTGAGCAAGAGGCCAGCCAGCGGTCGCAAATCCATTGGCTGGTGCGTGAAGCGATGCGCTCATGCAGCGTTGAACCGTGGCATCTGGCCGCGGCTGCTGAACTGCTTGGAAGCTGACACAAGCTGATCGTTGTTGTAGCTGCCGGTCAACGCGTAGCTCAACACCGGGCGTTGGCTCATGCGGAAGAATACCATCTGCCCGATCTTCAACCCTGGGTAGATCGGCAGCGGCTGCAACTGCCGGGCATTCTTCAGCTCCAGCGTTAGCGCGCTGCCATGCCAACCCGGATCGGCGTAGCCAGCGTGCAGGTTCTCATATCCCTCTCGTGCACGACTTGACTTCAGGAAGAACAACCCGGCGACATCCTCTGGCATGACAAAAGTCTCGATTGTCTGCGCAAGGATGAACTGCCCTGGCACCAACTGGTACGGATGCTCGGCTGTGTAGTCCTGGATCGACAGCGGAATCATCTGGTGTGATTCCACCGATTCCAGCATGATCAGATTGCCAAGCCGCAGATCCAGGCTGGCAGGGTTGATCAGTTCCGGCTGGTAGTGCTTGACCATGCCCTGCTGGATGAGGTCGTGGATCTCGGTGTCACAAAGAATCATTGTTGCGAATAGCGATGATGTGCTTTTTATTGGACCACTGCAATAGGCAGCGCGGCACCTGCACTTCGGCTGGTTGCTGTGTGTACCACCGGTGATCGCAGGCTTTGCAATGACGACGCCTTACGATAGTGCCATCGTCAAGTTGATTGGTCATGACGATGTATGTCTGCCTGGATGTGCAGCTAGGGCATTGTATTTGAATCGCGGGCATCCTCTAGGTCCTGTGCCATGACGGCTGCGCTACGCAGCATGGTGCTGAGCTTAATCGGTCGCATGTTCTTCCAACAGGCATAACGGATCGCATGACGGAATCCCATACTAATGTTGCCATCGCCCAGCTTGCGAGCCGCTTCAATCTCTTCGCGGCTCATGCGGATGTTGACTGTAAAGTTGCGGCCTTTGTTTACTTGATTAGCCATTGCATGTACCAGTTGGCTTTGCGCAATGACTCAGTGCCGCCTTTGTGCTGTTCACGCCAAACATATTTCAGCACATTGCCTTTGCAGTAGCCTTTGAACTCTTCTGGCGTCAGTGCTGCTTGGATGGCTTCGATGCACTCGATGCCGCCTTGCGTGTAATGCGATGGGTGGTTGACTGGGTCGTTCATTGGTGTGAGATGCGAACAGTTGCAATGCCGTCAAGCGGCACGCCTAAGCGGTGCGCTGCACCGGCGCTGAGGTCAATGCTGCTGCAGTCGCAGCGATCAGTGACCGGCACCACCAGCGTGCGGCCCTGATGGCTGACACGGACACGAGTGCCGCAGCTCAGCCATGGGTGCGCAGCGCTGACGCCCCAGTGCTGGTACGTCTGGCCGCAGTAGGTGACCCGACCATGAAACCAGCCGTCGTAGACCGTGGCGGTGACGGATCTGCTGGGCTGTGCCATGGCGGGAGCCTGGAGCAGCAGCAGCAATGCAAAGCGGATCATTGGCCCTCCAGCTCGGCGGCGATGGCAAGGAGTTCGCGGCGGATGCGCTGGCATTCCATCGCCATCGGTAAGTTGTTGCGAGGCTCCACTGCATCATCAGGAGCCACCTGATCCGCAGCAGCTCGCAGGGCGGCGGCGGCAATGACGATAGGAGATGCCACTTCGTACTCCTCATCCCAGTATTCCTTGTCCCAATAAACAGCGGCGGCGGCTTTCATCACCGCCTGCGCGGCGGGGGAGAGGTCAATCATGAGAGCAGTACCGGGGGTGAAGATTACCGTGTTCATCGGTGAAGCCAGCTTCATGCAGGAACTGCCGGGCGGCTTCCTTGTCGCCAGCTAAGGCGCGGGTCAGCAGACATGGGGCTCTGAGTTCGGTGGCCAGGTGCTCCAGCGTTGATGCCGGCACTGCATACCAGCTCTCGGAATCGCCCCAAGCCTCGACCAGATGCGTCAGCACGTTGGCAATGCCATGGCGCACGCTCTTGCCTTCCTCGAACTCTTCGATCAGGCGCTGAGCGCGGGAGGTGAGATGGTCAGTCATTGATAGGCTCCATTGCAACGTGGATGTCGCGGCCATAGCCGCAGGTACCCCAGCGATACAGGTCTAGATGTACACGGGCGCCAGCAAACGGAACGGCAACGCGATGCGTCGTTGATGGATCAGAGTTGATCCACCACAGCTCACCGATGTGGCCCTGATTGGAGTCGATGTTGATCATTCGGGAAGGGCCTCCAGTGCGCGGCGGACAACGGCAGCAACATCTGCTGACAAGCGATCATCAGCAACAGCGGTATCAATGGCTAATAGCGCCTGCTCCTTCAAGCTCGGCGGCTTGGGGCGGCGAGAGGTGCGTAGATCTTGTGCAATATGAGCAGCTGTTGTCAACTTCAATCGCTCGTACACATACTCACAACACGCCTCCAGCTCTTGGTCTGCGCCATATTGGGCGGCGACAGTGATAATTTGCTCGATGGTGTAGCCAATCTTCTCCAATTGTAGCCAGTTGTGGATTTTGTCCGGCGGTGGGACAATGGGGTGTTGGTTTGTCATTGATAAATAGGACGCAATTGGTGATCGACTTTGATACGCTCAACGGTGCCATTATGATGGCGTTCGTACCAGCGCCAAGCTCCCTTGTTATTAACTGGACCCATAAGAGTGAAATCACCGAGAGTTTCTGGCCAGTCAAGTCCCCGCACGACGTAGACCAGCTTTGGAAGTGAAGTGATGGGATATTTGTCAGTCATCAATTTGTTCCAGTGCGCGGCGGATAATGTCTGCTTGGCTTGAGCAAATCCCCTCTGGCGGGACGTCATCGGCCATTTTGACGGCTTCAGAAAGTGCTTGTAACGCCTGTTCTTTTAAGCTCATCGGCTTGGGGCGGCGGGCGGCGCGGAGATGCTGACTCCAGCCTCCTTCACAGACACTCTCGCGAAGCCACTCACAACACGCCTCCAGCTCTTGGTCTGCGCCATATTGGGCGGCGCGGGTTGTAAGAAAACGCTCTGAATCAGACAGCTCGCCACTGACCATACAGCCAAAGAACTCGCCAAGCCACTGCTGCACCAGCTCTGGCGATGGGGTGATAGTGTTCATCGCTCGGTCTCCTGTTCAATTGCAAAGACAAGCGCAGGTGGAAAGTAGACATCGGGATTGCTGGTCATCCACGCCGCCACCTCGCGGATCGCAGCGCGGGCTTCGGGTGCCCAGTTAATCGCTTCGTCATCCCATGAAGAACTGTCCTCGCATCGACTGATCGCAAGCGCCACCCGCTCCACCAACGAACTCCCAATTTGGGAGGAATTAGGAGATGGCTTGGAGTTTGGCGCCAGCAGGGCCGCAACATGTTGCGCTTGCTCTGGGGTCAGTTGCAGTGGCTCGCTGATCTCGTAGACCTTTGAAGCCGGGCGTCGAGTGCCTTCCAGTTTTTCAATCCGCTGCAGGTGCTGATCGCTCCAGCGTTTCACTTTGTCCACGTCTTCGCCCCATTCCAGCGTGGCCAAACGCATGGTCTCGTACTTAGCTTCCAGCGCTTTCACTCTGTCTACAATGTTGAAAGTACAAGTTTTATTGCAATCAGCTTCATCTTTTAGTCCAGCCTCAAGCTGTTCAACCCTGGCGCGGAGTTCGAGGATGGCCTCCAGCCAGCGTGCAGCGTCTGCCTGCCACAGCTCGGGCCTTGCTTTGTGATCAGTCATCTTGCATTAGCTCCATCAGCTTGAGTACATACGCAGCAAAGGCGACATGGGTCATGACGGCATGGGTGCCCGGAGGCACCCCGTAGCTGTCACGCCACCACTCAACAAAAGCTGCTTTGATGGCGGGTTCGTTCATCAGAACGCAGCCTCCTCAGCCTTGGTCCGCGGCAGGTATTCAAACCGCTGCACGTTCAGCACATGCCTGCTGCGCTTTTCGCCGGTTTCTTTGTCTACCCAGTCTTGGCGGCGGATTGAGCCGGTCACCATGATGCTGTCGAGCTTTTTGCAGTTGTCGGCGATCATCTGACCACCTTTGCCCCAGACTTCTACGTCGATGGCGTTGTTGATGTAATTGCCGTCCTTATCTTTGCCTTCGCTGATGCCACCACCAAAGTTGCAAACACAAGTACCAGAATCAAAAAACTTGATCTGCGGTTCGCTAATAATACGAACGACGCCGGAAGCATAAAGGCTCATGGATTGACAGGTGTAATGGAATTGGACTCTTCAAAGGCCAGGACATCCGCTATGGGATACCTGACCCGTGACTCGCCTAACGGCAAGCCGAACCGCGGGACTGTGTAGTAAGCCGGTCCTTGGCCTCGCAGCCGTTGGGATTTGATGCTGCTTGGCTTCAAGCCCCAACGCGCTGCTAGCTGTTCAGTCGTCAGATACAAGGTCAGCCTCCTTTTCAAGCATCTGCTGCAGCAGCTTGTCATGCTGCTCTTGCGTCAGATCGCCATCTTCCAGCCGCTTCGCCATGCGCGGTTGCAGGTCCTCGAGGTCCTGCAGGCTCTTGGCCTTGGCGATGGCAGCAGCACCAGCGGTGAAGAACTTGCTGGTGTCCTTGGCAGGCAACGAGGTGACCGTTACAGGCTCGGCATCAGCCTGCTGCATCTCGTCGGCGCTGTACACGCCTGAGAGATTGGCAGGAAAGGCCCGGCGCAACGCGAGGGCCTCGGAACACTTGGCGATCATCGCGGCAGGCATCTTGGACCACAGCCCCTGACCGGCGTTGTAGTCCGCGAACCGGGCGACGCCAACAAAAGCATGGTTGCTGCCCTTGCGGTGCACGATCGTCTTGGCCGCGGCAGGTGGCTTGGATGACAGCCACACATCACGCCAGTCGCCCTCCTCGCCACACCAGTAGGTCTCGGAGCCATCAAGCTGCCCGGTGCGCTCGGCAATGGCACGGAGACCGTCAATGCCGGCTTGGATGGTCAGCTTGTTGCCACGCTTGATGGCGTAGATCTGCCTGCTAAACGGATCCAACCCAGTGCGCTGGCAGGCATACGCAAACAGCCGCAGCTCGTCATTGGTGCAGCCCGGTGCAATGGTGCTGCTGATCAGTTGCACCTGATCAGGGGTCCAGGTGGTGATTGCTGTTGACATCAGAAGGTCTCAGTTTCGATGGGATTTGTCGCCCACTTAGGCAGGCTGATGGTCTGGATAAACGTGTCGCCGTAGCCGGGCCACACACCTGCGGCATGGCATCCGGCAATCACGTCCATGCCATTGTCACGCATGGTCCGCCCTAAAGCAAGGGCTGCAGCATCCAGCTCGTACACCGCAACGGCGTGCGGGTAAGTCTTTTCGACTGCAACGAACACGAACCGCTGGCAGCGGTCTGACAGTCCTTCGAGGTAATGCGCAGCCTGGATGTGGTAGCCGAAGGTGGCCACGCTACGGGCGAATGCCTGCGGGCTGGCGTCGGTCGTGGTCTTGATGTCCACCACAGTGCTGTCGTAGTACCAGTCAGGACGGCATTTGCAGCGCAGGCTGGTGGCGTTATCAGTCCACCAGAACGACTGCTCAGCTTTGCCATGCTGCAGCAATGCTGCTGCTGCCCGGTGGTTACGGACTGCTGCTGCCATGCCCATGGCCAGTGCCATGTCGCTGCTGGTGACCACCTCGATGCCTTCGGCTTCCATGGCTGCGGCCTGTTCCTTACCGGCTTTGGTGTTGCGCGGTGCGCAGATGCCGTAGCGCTGCAGCAGCTCGTCGGGTTCGAGGATGGCGCAGTGAGCCAAGCTGCCCAGCTTCATCGCAGCAGTCGGTTCGACCGGGCTGCGGTTCGGATCAACAAACCGGCTCCAGTAGTGGTAAGGCGATTGCATTACCGCTTTGAGGTGGCTGGCGCTGACGGCCGGATCGGAGTGGTACTGCTCGTTGGTGATCGTCACCTTTGCCTCAGTTGCTTGTGGATCAGGGTTTGCGGTCCGAAGCAGTGCAGCAGTTGCGGGAATGCCTCGAACAGCGTCTGCCGGTTAGTTGGGTCAGCCACCAGCCCTGCATCAGCAAGGCGGGAGATGAAGCTGCCGCCGTGTTGCTTGGCGGTCTGGAAGGTCCAGAAATCGTCTGATGTCACAGGTAGAATGGTGTTGTGAGGATTGAAGGGCGGTGATGGGCCGCCCTGTTTTCTCATGCCAGTGCTACGCGGACGCGATGGCGTGTGATGCCGAGATGCTCGGCAATGCGCCGTTGCGACCAGCCGTAGCTACGCAGCCGCTTAGCGCGCTGCTCGGTTGACTCTGTCGCCCACAGCAGCAGCAGCAACGGCAGCAGCAACAGGACAAGGATCACGGTCAGTGTGGTTGTCATGGTGTTAACGCGGGTGGAATGGTGCGAGGGTCACCAGCACTGGGCGCAGGAGACCTGAACGATGGCGTTTTCGATGCCCTGCAGCGAGTCGGCAAGGCGCTTGGCGTCGCGCTCGGCGTAGTAGCCGTTGAAGCGCTCGATCACGATCGTGTCCCAAGGGCGATCGGCGGGCGCCATGGTGACCTTGTGCTCGCAGAAGGCGTGGGCGTGTGTGAGTGCCATGGGTGGAATCCGTTTGGAACCCCCACATCCTACACCATGTGCCGCCGTGGTCAAGCGTGCTCAGTCACAATGCGTAACGCATCATCCACAGACCGCGCCACACCAGCGATCCCACCAGCAGCCTGCACCGCATCGAGCCACTGCTGCTGCTCGGGCCTCAGCCTGCCGGTTGGCGTCTTCACCTCGATGCTGAGGAACACAGCCACCTGGGTGCCGACCATGTCAGGTGTCACTGTGACCGTGCGCCAGCCGATCAGGTCAGCGCTGCCCTTGCATAGACCGAACTGCACTGGGCGGCCATGCTGGTCGCGCAGGGTGCCGGTGTTGTTGCGGAACAGGCGCACCGGGCCAGTGCCGCAGGCAATCCGGATCTCCTGCTGGATCTGCTGTTCAGATGACAAGGGATAACTGCCGCATCGGTGGTGGCAGCGTAACTGCCCCCCACTGTTCGGCCATAGCGTCGGCAACGCCTTGATAGGTGCGGCTGCGTTCTTTCCAGCGGTCGGGACCGGGTGGCATCAGATGCACGCGTGCCTCACGACCGGTGACCACCTGCGTTGGCTTTAACTTTGGCAGGTTCTTGAGCCAGAGGCATGTTGCCTTTGTCTCGCCATGTCCGAACTGCCACGGCTGGATGATCTGAGATGGTGGCGCAATGGCGCTGCTAATGATGCTGACCGGGTTCTCGATGCACCACCTGTCTATAGGTGCGGCCATAAGCAGTCGCACGAAATGGAGCGCCTCGGCCTGCTCACGTTGCTTGCGATGAAAGTGCCTGCTGCCGGACACCGCCAGATGGGTGCATGGTGGATGGGCGATCATCAGATCCCAGCCATTGTCAAGCACTTCCTCAACCGGCTTTTGCAAGTGCCATTGCTGATCGCCCTCGCAATTGAGCAGATCGCAGCTCCATGCATCGTGGCCATGGCTGCGGAACGCATCACGCACGCGGGCGCTGTACTCACAGGCGACGAGGACTTTCATAACCCATGACGCTTGGCCAACCTAGCCTGGTAGACGCGCTCTGCCCAGCCGCGTTTGTAGCCGCGTTGCTGGGCCAGTTTGCGGAGGTCCTCGAGGCTCTGCGCACTGCCTTGCTCGCGTTTGCGTTGGCGTGTGGTCAGCTCCTGCAACTCACCCTCAACCACCTTCAGCTCACGGTGCTCCTGTGGTGCAAACACATGCCCACAACCGGGGCACACCTGCGCAGCGCTCATGCTGGTGGTGAAGCACACTGGGCATACCTTGACCGATGGCGCCTGCTCCCGGTCGCGTTTGCGCACACCGTCCAAGGTCCAGTCGCGGTCCTCCAGGTGGTGACCCAGCCGTAGCGTGTTGCCGACGTGGTCCAGCACCACAGCCACCTTGTCGCCTGATGGCCTGAGGCAGCGACCGATCATCTGTAGATGCAGACCGACTGACTGCGTTGGCCGCAGCAGGATGCACCCGCCGACGCTGGGCACGTCCACGCCCTCACCGATCAAGCTGCAACTGGTCAGCACCTTGATCCTGCCGGTGCCGAGTGCCTGCAACAAGTCCCTGCGCTGGTCAGTGGTCATGGTGCCGTCGATGCTGGCGGCAGGGATGCCTTGCGACACGAATAGAGCGGCCACTGCCTCGGCATGTGCCACGCTGCAGCAGAATGCGATTGCGGTCTGCCCTGCCAGGTGCTGCCGGTAATGGCTGCAGCAGTCGCCCATGATGGTGGTGACGCGCTGCTCGGCGTCTTTGGTGTCGAAGTCACCCATCCGCTTGCGCAGGCCGGTTGCATCAAAGCCCGGTGGTGCCAGCACCCGTGCATTGGCGAGGTAGCCGTTATCGGTCAGCCATGCAGCGCTCGGACCGAGCACCATGGCCTGATAGTGATCACCAAGGCCGCGGCCGTCACCGCGGCATGGCGTCGCTGTCACGCCTAGGACATGTGCCTGCTGGAAGTGCTGCAGCACCGTTGCCCATTGCCCTGCATTGGTGTGGTGCGCCTCGTCCACCACCAGCAACTGGAAGAACCCAGCCGGCAGCTTGTGCAGCCTGCGGGCCAGGGTCTGGACCGAGGCTACCTGCACCGCATGGCTCAGGTCCATGCTGCGGTTGGCGGCGATGCGGCCATGGGTGACGCCCATAGCCGTGAGACTGCGGCTGGCCTGGTCCAGCAGCTCGGCGCGGTGCACCAAGATGCAGACCCGGTTGCCCTTGCGGGCGGCTGACTCGGCGATATAGCTGAATATGCAAGTCTTGCCACCGCCAGTGCTAAGCACGCCAAGCACCGATCGCTTGCCCATTTGATATTGCAGGCGGATGTCATCCACCATCTTTTGTTGGTAGGGGCGGAGGTTCATAGCTTTGCCTCCTCTCGCAGCAGCATTGCCAATGCGTGAACGGTCATCCCAGGGCGGCGTTCTGCCAAGCTGACCAGCTCGTAGCTCAAGTGATCGAGTACCGCCCCAGCGGCGCGGCGGGCGTATTGTCGCTGCTCGATGGTTGGCGGCGTCTCGCGCATTAACGCTTCGGTGAGCGCCACGGTGCAGCGGTCTAGCAGTGTGTTGTCCTTCATCGCAGCACCGTCCAGTGCACGCTGTAGGCACCGTGACCGCTGGTTACATCAACCAAACCAATGGTCTGCAGTGCTGCCACACGCCGACTAACGTTCGGTTGTGTCACCTGCCAGCGCTCGATCAACGCCTGTGTTGACACCATGCCTTCTGGGCCGGCCATCGACAGCTCAAGCAGGTCAAGCACCTTCTGGTCACCATGCAGCTGCCGCAGTTGCAGCAACTTGCGAATCGGTAAGGTCCAGGTCATCGGTCTGTCACCACGTGCAGGCTTTCGGCGGCCCTGGTGATGCCGACGTAGGCTAATTGGTTCTGCTGAGCAGTTGGAGCCGATCCCCAGCCATCGATGCTCCAGTGCAGAAACACATGCCGGAACGTGCTGCCCTGGGACTTATGAATTGTCAGGGCACTGGCCGGCTGCAGCTTGCCAACGCAGTCCTTGCGACAAAAATACATTCTCCACAACTCAGAACGCTCCTTCCCATTAGCAACTTTGGCTTGGTCGGCAATCTCTTTTAATGATTCTTTCCAACGTTGCTCGTGCTCTTTGGCTATGACGCGAAATGTCTTCGCCATGTAAAAGTCACCAGTGACCGTAAGCTCCCAGGTGTCCCATGGCTCATCTGTCGGCAAGTCGCCGTAATCGGTGAAGCGGTGCGGGCCTCGCACAGCCTCTTCAATTAGTACGTCCATCGTGCTGTTGAGCAATAAACCAGTCCCCATAGGATCAGGAATGGCATCAACCGTCACACATGTCATTCCCTCTACAAATTGCGGCGCGTTCAATCCGTAGCGGCGCTGATGGATACGCAAGTTCATCTCATCCACTGCCTTATTGGTGTACGCAAGCGCCCGGCAGAAGTCGGGATCGCTCATCGCTTGCTCTGACGCCGCCATCTCCAGCAAGGCAGTGCCCCACTGCTCGCGACTGCGGTAGCCCACTACCCGCGACCCGCCGCCTTCGGCCGTCGCAAATCGAGCCCTGCCGACTGGCATCAGCCTGGTGGCAGTGGCCAGGTTCAGGATCGCGCCATCGTGCCGCAACACTTCGGTCAGCCGATAAAGCGAACTGCCCTCGGTGAACGCCCTACAGACTTGATCCTCGCCCACCGGCAGCAGTTGGCGGTCATCGCCGACGAACACCACGGGACGACCTTGTAGCTCTTGCAGCAGCAGATCATACAGCTCACTGTTGAGCATTGATGTCTCGTCAACAATGACAACATCAATGCGGCGAATCTTGACAAACTCCTTTGCGTCGTCGTCCCATTCGCTCTCCTTATTGAGCATGTTCTTGCCGGCAGGATCAGGCTTGAACGTCTCCTTGCCGGTGTCGCGATCGCGCACCTGCTTCAAGCCAAGTAAGCGAGCCACTGTCACCGCCTCGAATCCATGGGCGCCGCAGTTGTCCAGAGCGCGTTCGACTTGGGAACGGGCCTTATGCGTTGGCGTGGCGACCACTACCCGCTTGCCCAAATCAGCCAGCCGCGAGACCAGCGCTGCAGTGGTGACCGTTTTGCCGGTGCCGGCATAGCCGCAAAGCACAGGGGTCGCGCCGGGTCTGGTGATGTCCTCGAGGATCCCCTCGATCGCAGCCTGCTGGTCGGCCGTGAGCTGCAGCATCGCTGGTCTGGCGGTTGCCGCAGGTGGCTCGACCTGTTCGGCCTCTAGCGATTGCGTTGTCAACAGGTTGTAAAGCTGCTCCGGAATCTCATCGGCAAATACCTCATCAAGCCAGTCCCTGATCGCCAGGATCTCGGCCGCGATGGCGCCGCGGTGCGTGCTAAGTGCGTTCATGCCGGCCTGTTCCATCGCCAGCCAGAGCGGTTGCTGCTGTTGATTCACTTGTTCGTGTCGGTTGCGGCATGGCAACGCTAGCAGCATCCGGTAGACTGCGCAAGCAACCGCTAGGAACCGTGGCCTTATCGCATCCATTGGCTGTCCAGTTCACGACTGAGCAGCTTGCCTGGCTTGATTCCCGCCGTGTGGCTGGGCTGTCACGGTCGGCAGTATTACGGCTTGTGGTCGAGGAAGCCATGCGCCTGCACCGCGATGGCATCCTGCCAGCAACTAAGCGATGACCATCCTCGACGCAGCACGCGGCAGGTGGCCTGATCTGCTGCAGCAGCTTGGTGGCCTGACCCCAGACCAGCTCACCGATAAGCACCAGCCCTGCCCGCTTTGTGGTGGCAAGGACCGCTACCGCTTTGATGACCAAGACGGCTCCGGCTCTTGGTTCTGCAACAAATGCGGCGGCAAGTCCGGCACAGGCGGCGCAGGTAGTGGCATGGATCTGCTGATGCGGCGCATGGGTTGGTCGTTCGCAGAAGCTGCGCAGCGGATTGAGCAGCATCTGACCGTGATACCAGAGCCACCGACCGCTGGCGCTGATCACGTCTGGCGATACACCAACACCTTCTACGTCTGCCGGTTTCCTGGCAAGCGCATCCGCCCGCTGTGGTGGGATGGCGACGCATGGCGATGGAAGGCACCGCCAGCACCGCGTCCTCTGTACTGGCCGCGGCGTGACAGCAACCTGCCGCTGTTGATCGTTGAAGGCGAAAAGACCGCCGACGCAGCCGCTGCCCTGTTCACCGGTCACGCCGTAGCCACATGGCCGTCAGGTTGCAAAGCCATTGACAAAGCCGACTGGTCGCCGGTCGCCGGTCGCCGTTGCGTGCTATGGCCCGATGCCGACATGCCAGGCCGTGAAGCCATGGCCAAACTCGCACCGCGGTTGCTGGCTGCTGGTGCCGCGCAGGTCCGTATTGTTCACCCGCCAGATGGTGTGCCTGAAGGATGGGACCTTGCTGATGCCGATTGGTCGGCAGCTCAAGCCGCAGCGCATCTCATGTCCAACCGCTCAGCGCCAGTTGAGCTGCCTGAGCCGATGCCCGCTGATCCGGTTGCTGAACCAGATCCCATACCACAAGCTGATGGTTGTTTCACCTGCCTTGGCTTTGACAATGACAGCTTCTACTACCAGCCGCACAGCACTGGCCAGGTAACCCGGTTGTCACGCAGCAGCCACACCGGAACCAATCTGGTGTCACTCGCGCCTCTTGGTTATTGGGAGACCTTGTACCCGTCCAAGACTGGTGTCAACTGGACTGCAGCGGCAAGCAGCTTGTTTGAGCGGCAGGCTGCTGTTGGCGTCTACAGCCCTGATCGCATCCGTGGCCGTGGCGCATGGTGGGATCAACGAAGCAGTGTGCTGCACCTAGGTGATCGCCTTGTCGTCAATGGCATCAGCCGTGATGTCAGCGCTGGCGTTGATGGCAGTGCTTACCTCTACCAGCGTCTTGCCAAGCTCCGTGGCCCTGGTGACGTCAAGCCACTTGATGACACCGAGGCATACATCATCGCTGAAATTGCCGAGCGGTTTCGATGGGAAGTCCCAGCGTCAGGACTGCTGCTCGCCGGTTGGGTAACCCTTGCGCCCATCTGCGGTGCACTGCAATGGCGTCCACATGCCTGGTTGACCGCAGGCGCAGGCTCTGGTAAGTCCGCCATCCTTGATCGTTATGTCCATCCACTGCTAGGTGACATGGGCCTGAACGTTGGTGGCAACACCACCGAACCCGGCATCCGGCAGGCGCTCCGTGCTGATGCGCTGCCGGTTGTCTTTGATGAAGCCGAGTCCAATGAACGCACTGATCAGCAGCGGATGCAGGCGATCCTCGGGCTTGCTCGTGTCGCCAGCAGCGAATCCAATGCGCACACACTCAAGGGCAGTCCTGAGGGCGATACGCAGCGTTACACGATCCGGTCAATGTTTCTGATGAGCAGTATTGCAACGGCGCTGAAACAAGGTGCCGACAAGTCACGCTTTGCTCAGCTCACCTTGCGCAATCCGAATGAGATGCCAAAAGCTGAACGTATTGCGCACTGGGAATCGCTCGATCGTGACCTTGACAAGCACATATCCCAAGCCATTGGTCAGCGATTACAGGCCCGCACGATTGCGTTGATACCCGTGATCAGGGAGAGCGTTCGTATCTTTACCCGTGCAGCAGCAGACGCATTTGATAGCCAACGGCTTGGTGATCAATATGGCACGCTGTTAGCAGGTGCATGGTCTTTGCAGTCCAGTGAGGTTGTCACCCGCGATCAAGCATGGCAATTGATTGAGCAGAACAACTGGGAACCTTACTCCCAGTCGATTGAGATACCAGATGAAAAGCGTTGCCTACAGCGCATCCTGCAGCATCAAATGCGCGTTGAAGGCAGCAAGGTTGTCACCAGGACTATTGGTGAACTTGTAGATCTGGCGCTGCATCATGGTCACGATGTTGATGTCACAGCAGACCTCGCAACTGCCACCCTTGGTCGCAATGGCATCAAGGCGGAGCAGGGCGCCATTTGCGTGTCCAACACCGCCAACGCCATTGCAGCCATCCTCTCGGACACTCCCTGGAGCAACTGCTGGTCCACCGTGCTGGCGCGTTTGCCAGGTGCGGAGAAGGTGGGCGTTATTTGGTTTAAAGGTTCAGGCGGTAACAGTCGAGCCACTAAAATCCCGCTCGAGGCTGCCTGACCGTTCGGAGGCGTTCGGCTGAAAACCGTTGGTATGACTGGAAACTAACGGTCCTAACGGTCCTAACGGTTTTTCGGAAGAGCCCCCCTATAAGAGAGAAGGCGTAGGTAAGTGGGTAGGTGGGATGCTTCTTCTTGTATGTATATGTCTTTTTTAGCGTTAGGAGTGTTAGGTTAGGGCCTCAGCCCAGTGGTGGCGGGCGATCTCGGCCGAACGCCCACCGTTAGGCGACCGTTCGGACCGTTATGAAGGAAGTCAAAGTCCGTTTTGAGCCCGCTGACCTGGCAGTGCTCGACCAGGCCGCAGCAGCGGCAGGTATCAGTCGGGCAGAGTTGATCCGCAGTCGCGCGCTTGTTGCGAATTGCAATGGTGGCATTACCGTTGCTGGCTATCACCGCCTAGTGTCAGATGCGCTCGCCAGTGTCCGTGGTGACATCCCACGGCGACTGGTTGAGCAGCTTGTTGCTTTCACCCTCACATGGATCTCATCAACATCGCAGCCAAGCAGCAACCCGTGATCAACCGGCTCCATGACGCCATGGAGCGTGCGCTTGCGTATGCTGCCGCGATCCGCGACAATGCCAAAGACGATCAGCAGCCCATCCCTGCTGAACTGGTCGCGTCATTTGAAGCCGACTACAACCGGCTGGTTTCAATCCTCACCGAAGCTGCATCATGAAACTCATCACCACACAGGCTGATCTCAGCCATGCCTTGCGCACCATTGCGCCGGCCATCAGCACCAGCAACAGCCATCCGATCCTGTCCTGCTGTCTGGTAGCCGCCAGTGGTGGCACCATGACCGTCACCGGCTTCAACCTGGACCTCGGCATCACGGTCACCGTTCCCGCAGCCGTTGACACACCCGGCACCGTGGCGCTGCCGTATCGGCTGCTGGCTGGCCTTGTGAGCCGCATGGACGACGGCGAGCCTGTGACCCTGTCAGACGGCGCTGTGACGGCTTCCAGCGGCTCCTATGGCCTTGCTGTGCAGGATGCGGCGGATTATCCCGATTTGCCTGCTGTGGAGGCTCCTAGCGCTGAGCTGGACCTCACCGCTGGTGTGCGTGCTTGCATGGCAGCCGTCAGCACCGACAGCAGCAAGCAGATCCTGCAGGGCATTCACCTCGCCGCTGGGTTCATGGAGTCCACCGACGGTTATCGGCTCATGCGTGTGCCTGTGGCGTTGCCCGATGGCATTGATCTGGTGCTGCCGGCAGCGACCATGAAGCTGCTGCAGGATCGGATGGTGACAGTAGCGGCGGCCAAGGGGCAGGCGGTCATCGACGCCGGTGATGGCATCGTCATGTACAGCCGCATCCTCGATGGCAAGTACCCCGACGTGGTGGCATTGATGCCCAAGTCCTTCCAGCACGCCATGACCATGGACCGGCACCGGTTTACCCGATGCCTAGAGCGCGTCGCGTTGATCGCTGAGGCGCACAACTCAGTGGTCAAACTGGTAGCCGCTGCTGGCGCTCTGGCTATCACCGCCGAAGCCGATGCCAACAGCGGCAAAGAGCTGATCACCTACGAAGGCACCGCAACCGGCACCTGGGCGTTCAACGTGCACTACCTGCTCGATGGCCTGAAAGCCATGCGCTCGGCGGAGACTGTTACACTGTCAGCCAACAGCTCAACAACCCCAGTGGTGTTGACGCCGACTAGCATGACAGAGCAGACATACCTCATCATGCCAATTCAAATCAGGGAGTAATACAATGGCGCGCAAGTGCAACGGCACAGAGTCTGAACAGCGCACAAATGCTGTTTATGATTTGCTCTTGCGCGCTTACAGCAGGAAGCAGATCATTCAATTTGCCGCAGAAAACTGGGGGGTCGGTGAGCGTCAGGCTGATGCTTACATTGCTCGTGCTCGTGAGTTTATTTCCAAAGATGCTGCAATCTTGCGTCCAACATGGCTAGAGGGCGCACTTGCTAGGGCAATGGATTACGAGCGCCGCGCATCTGAGAAGGATCAGCTCAACACTGCGCTGATTGCCTTGGACAAGCAGGCTCGGCTTTTGCAGTTTGAGATGTCATGAGCCTGCTGTCAGGCATCTGCGAAGATGTGCCGCTGTTGTCATTCCTGCAGCAGCAGACGCCTGAGGACACCGCTGACCTGATCGACCGCATCCGCAGCGACCTGCACCCTGGGCAGCTTGCGTTTGTGGATGACACCGCAACGCAGATCATTGGCATCAGTGCTGGCTACGGCGCTGGCAAGACCAGGGCGCTATGCGCCAAAGCGGTGATGCTGGCCGCGGCCAATCAGGGTTACATCGGTGCGGTGATGGAGCCGACCGGGCCGCTGATCCGCGACATCTGGCAGACGGACTTTGATGACTTCCTTGATGCCTATGGCATCCCATACACGTTCCGTGCCAGCCCGTTGCCGGAGTACATGCTGCACCTGCCTGGCGGTGACACCAAGATCCTGTGCCGCAGCTTTGAGAACTGGAGCCGCATCATCGGCTTGAACCTTGCATGGGTGCTCGCTGATGAGATCGACACGGTGACGCCGAGCATTGCCAACAAGGCATTTCCTAAGATCCTTGGCCGACTGCGCAGCGGCAATGTCCGGCAGTTTGGTGCGGCATCGACACCCGAGGGGTTCCGCTGGATGTGGAATACGTTCGGCAGTGATGAAGCCAAGGCGCGGCCAGACCGGCACCTGATCAAGATGCGCACGGCAGACAACCCGCACCTGCCGCCGGACTTCATCGAGCGGCTGGAAGCCAACTACGACCCAAGCCTGCTGCGGGCGTACCTCGACGGTGAGTTCGTCAACCTGACCACTGGGCAGGTGTATGACCGGTTCGACCGGGCAAAGCACGTCACCACCGCGGTGCCTGACATCAGCAAGGAACCGCTGCGCATTGGCGTGGACTTCAACGTTGGCAATATGTCTGCGGTGATCGCTGTACGGCTTGGCAATGGCCTGCTGGTGATCGACGAGATTGCCGGTGCGCATGACACCGACGCCCTAGCGCAGGAAATCCGCCGCCGGTACCCGCAGCAGCAGATCTACGCCTACCCCGACGCGAGCGGTGGCAGCCGCAGCACCAACGCAAGCCAGACCGATATCCAGATCCTTGAGTCCTACGGCATGTCGAACCAGTCACCACGCAGCAACCCGCCAGTGCGTGACCGAGTCGCAGCCGTGCAGGCGCTGCTGGAGAACGGCAAAGGGCAGGTTCGGTTGCAGGTAGCTGCTGGCTGCCGTCGCGTGATCGAGTGCCTGGAGCTGCAGTGCTACAGCGACAAGGGCGAGCCGGACAAGGACGCAGGGTTCGACCACATGAACGATGCGCTCGGGTATTTGGTCTGGCGTGAGTTCAACCCGCTACACGCTGGCGCTGGCCGCGGCACTGGGGTGAGGCTGTATTGAGGTTTGCAACAAAGGCGCACCACGGCTGACCATGGTGTAGGATCAGTGCATCGGGGGCAACGGTCCTCCACTCGGCAGCCCAGAGGCTGCGCTTCAGGTGCACACTTCAGTCCTTCAGCTCAAGCGCATGGCCATCGAGACCGGCACCACCATGTGGCACGACGGCTTGACGGTTACGCCTGAGGGAATGTTGGTCATCTGTGGCCGCCGTTGCACCCTGAACGAGGCGATCATGTACCTCGGCAATCGGGCTGTCACCCGCGCCAAGAAACCCGCCTAAGCCCTTCGGGGCTCCTACCATCCCAACCATGACCACCAACACCATGATCAACCGCATCGCATCCCTAGTCCTTCTGTTCATGATCTACGCCGTTGGCGTCAGCATGGGCCGTGATCAGGTCGTACAAGCGCATCACAACCACCCGGCCTGTCATCAGGGACTGAAGCCGTAAACTGACACCATTGTCACTAGCTAGCGGTCGTGTACACAGGCTTTAACGCATACGACCGGCCGCTAGCACAGCGCACCGTCACCAAGGTCAACGACCCGAACACGACTTGGTTCGCGCAAGAGCCGCATTGGATCCTGATCGAGGATCTGCTGCAGGGCACCTACGGGATGCGCAAGAAGCATCGCCGCTACCTGCCGCAGGAGCCACGCGAGCAGGATGAGTCCTACGACAACCGCCTAGCCCGTAGCGTCTGCCCGCCCTACTACATCCGCCTTGAGCGGATGCTGGCTGGCATGTTGACTCGTAAGCCCGTGCGATTGGATGACACTGCCGATGTGATCCGTGAGCAACTATTCGATGTCGATCTCCAAGGGAATGACCTCAACGTTTGGACCTATGAAGCAGCCCGCAAGATGGTCCGTTATGGCCACGTTGGCACACTGGTGGATGCACCTGCTACTGGGGGTAGACCCTACTGGGTGACCTACACGCCGCGGCAGATCCTTGGCTGGCGCACCGAGACGCAAGAAGGCAAGCAAGTACTGACGCAGCTACGGCTGGCCGAAGTGGTCACCGTGCCTGATGGCGAGTTCGGCGAGAAGGCTGTCGAGCAGATCAGGGTGCTGACACCTGGCGAGTACCGGATCCACCGCAAACAGGACAACGGCGACTTCACCGTCGTCGATGAGGGTCGCACCAGCCTGAGCGAGATCCCATTCACGATCGCCTACGCCCAGCGCCATGCGTTCATGGAGTCGCGGCCGCCGCTGGAGGACATCGCCGAGCTGAACCTGAAGACCTATCAGGTGCAGTCTGACCTGGACAACCAGCTTCACATCTCGGCGGTGCCGATGCTGGCGTTCTACGGGTTCCCGTCAAGCGCTGAGGAGGTATCAGCAGGGCCGGGCGAGGCGATCGCGTTCCCGGCCGAGGGACGTGCCGAGTACATCGAGCCGGCAGGCAAGAGCTTTGAATCACAGTTTCGCAGGCTTGAGCAGCTTGCGATGCAGATTAACGAGCTGGGCCTGTCAGCAGTGCTAGGCCAGAAGTTGAGCGCTGAGACCGCCGAGGCAAAGCGCATCGACCGCAGCCAAGGCGACAGCACCATGATGGTGATCGCGCAGAACATGCAGGACATGATCGACAACTGCCTGCAGTGGCACGCCACCTACCTGGGTAATGCCGCAGCCGCAGGCAGCAGCTACGTCAACCGCGACTTCCTTGGCGCACGCCTTGAGCCCGCAGACATCAACAGCCTCCGGGATCTGTATGTGGCAGGCGTCATCAGCCAAGAGACCTTGCTGCGTGAGCTAGCCGAAGGCGACGTGCTGGGCGATAACTTTGATGTGGATGAAGAGCTGGAGGCGACCTCTAATGCGGGCCTTGATCTACAGTCTGCTGGACCGGCTGACAGACTGGCTAGTGGATCTGATGATATGGATAGAGCCGAAGAAGCCGAGGAAGCAGGAGCTGGACTATACGATATGCAACCTTCCTGATGAGATCTTGGCTGTCGTCCGTCTGACCTGGTACAAGGACGGCAAGGCTGATGAGGTAGACGAGCTGCGCATCATGGAAGACGGCCAGAACGGTTACGACGCCTTCGCTGCAGCGGTGCAGGGTGCATTGAACCGCGGCGCTAATGTCAGCATCAGGTCGCAGTACAGACCCGAGCATCTTGGCATCATTTCATGAGTACACCAGAAGCGCTATACCGCAACGCAATTGACCTGAACCGCTACAGCAACAGCGTTGCGCGGCGCATCATCAATGCCTATAACGACATCATCATCGATGCTGTCAACCAACTGCGCACCATTGATGAGCTAGCAGCGCCGGTCAAGGCGGCACGGTTGCGGGCGATCCTAGCGCAACTGAAGGACAGCCTCGGCACCTGGGCAGGTGATGCGACCGAGCTAACGGCGACCGAGCTGCAAGGCATCGCGCAGTTGCAGTCTGAGTTTGTGACCGATCAGTTGCGGCGTGCGCTACCTGCTGGTGCCCGGGATGCGGTGCGCACCGTTGAGATTAGCCCGCAGTTCGCGCAGAGCGTTGTCACGACCGATCCGACGCAGCTCAATGTGGTTGCATTGTCGGATGACCTGTTCAAGTCGGTCTATGGCGCAGATGCCCTAGCGCAGCAGGCTGGCACTGGCACGTTCAGCCTCACCGCGGCCAAGGGTGCAACGATCACGCTGCCCAATGGCCGCACCGTCGAAAAGGCGTTCAGGGGCATTGCGGTGGATCAGGCCGAGCGGTTCTCGCAGGTGGTCCGGCAGGGGCTGCTGACGGGTGAGCCAACGCCAGCCATTGCCAAACGGCTGATCGGCACCTTGGAAGGCAGCGGCCAACGTTTAGTGTTTGGCCAAGCACCACCAAGAATCAGCAAAACACTTCAAAAGATCATTGCCGCTGGTGGTGAGCTGACCTCTGTAACCGACAACCAGATCACCGCCCTCGTCCGCACGAGCATCAACCAGGTGGCCAACACCGCTAGCCAACAGGTGTACGAAGCCAACCCAGACATCACCAACAAATACCGCTACGTCGCCACACTTGACACCAGGACCAGCGCGATCTGCCGGGCGCTTGATGGAAAGGAGTTCCCATACGGCAAAGGGCCAATGCCGCCGCAGCATTTCAACTGCTTACCTGGCTTCGCTCATGTATCGACCAGTGGCAGGATCGCGGCGGTTTACCGTCGGCTTTACGAGGGCGATCTCTATCTCATTGAGACCTCCAATGGTCACATGCTCAGAGTCACCCCAAACCATCCTGTACTGACGGCGAACGGCTGGAAGCCTGCCAATCTCGTACAAGTTGGCGACAAGGTTTTTACGAGCAATGTCATTCCATCGAAATCCATTGCAGACAACCAAAAAGACAATGCTGCAACCACTGCTGAGGATGTATTTCGTGCGTTCAGAGAATCTCCTGCGGTGTTCTCCGTAGAAGTGCCAACCACCGCTCCAGACTTCCACGGCGACGCGGCGAGCGGCAAGAGTGCAGAGCAAGTCGCAGTTGTACTTGCCGATCGGAAATTGCTCCTCGCAGTCAATCCCGGCTTGCTCAAGGCATTGCTTGACTTCGGCTTCCAGGGGGCCAACCCTGCGGCATCGAGCGGCAGCCATTTTGAGCATGGTCTGCTCGCTGTTGGGAACACCGCGCTTTGCGGCATGGGCAGCAGAAGCCAAGGCCTTGCGTTCAGCAGCGGTAGCGCGGGCCATGCGGGCGAATTGTTGCTCGCTCCTGTTCCGCAGCTTGCGACCAGATTCCAAGATGATTCGCTCTATGGGACGTGGCGAGACGCCGAAGCGCTCCGCGATGCCGCGAACGCCGATGCCTTGATCAAACAGGGATACGATCAAGCCGATGTCTGCTGGATCGGCCGGCTGCCATTTAGCGGGCATGTGTACAACTTCGAGACGGAAGGCGGGACGTACTGCGCAGATGCCATCTTAACCCATAATTGCCGCAGTACGACAGTGCCGGTGATCGACTACGAGGGCCTCGGGTTCACGCCACCACCAGAAGGCACCCGCGCTAGTGCCGGCGGACAGGTGCCGGCTGACACCACCTACGGCGAGTGGCTAGCCAAGCAACCGCTGACGGTCAAAGCAAAAGCCCTCGGCGCTGGCAAGGTGGCTTACTTTGATAAGCTGTCTGAGAAGTACGGCCCTAGCGCAGCGATCACAAAACTGGTCCGTGATGATGGGTCAGAGCTAACCTTAAATCAGTTGCGCGCTAGGTACGGTGCCGTTAAAGAAAGGTAGCTCCCAGAAGACCATCTCGGCCAACATCAAAACCGAGATGAAGGCCGGCAAGCCGCAAAAGCAAGCGGTTGCCATTGCGTTGTCCAAGGCCGGCAAATCCCGTAAACCCAAAGGTAAATGATCATGGCAAAGAAGCCTGGCCTCTACGCCAACATCCACGCCAAACGCGAGCGCATCGAAGCTGGCAGCAACGAGCGCATGGCACGCAAGGGTGAACCAGGTAGACCTACTGCTGCAGCGTTCAAGGCTGCGGCAAAGACCGCTAAGAAGCGCAAGCCAAAGAAATGATCACCTACCGCGGCGAGCAGTTCGAGGGTTACAACAAACCCAAGCGGACACCAGGGCATCCGACCAAGTCCCATGCAGTGCTCGCCAAGGAAGGTGAGACTGTCAAGCTGATCCGGTTTGGGCAGCAAGGCGTCAGCGGCAGTCCGCCGCGTGAAGGCGAATCAGCAGCAGCTAAGGCCAGGAGGGCATCGTTCAAGGCAAGGCACGCCAGTAACATTGCTCGCGGGAAGATGTCGCCGGCATTCTGGGCTGACAAGGTGAAGTGGTAGCTGATTCCTGCTGGTGAATCCAATCCTTCAGCTCGGACACATACCGCCGCAGCTCATGCGCTTTGGCTGCGTGCCAGCCGTTGCTGGTGCTGCGGTACAGGTGCTCATGGCGGTCGATCGCTTCAAGGCACGCCTTGATCAGCGGGTTCCACGGTTCACGGATTGGTGTATCCCATTCCCGTGCCATTGCCGTCTAGCTGATACGATGGCAGCGTACTTAACCCTGCGGGTTATTCATGTCGGATGAAACACAAACCCAGGAGCCTGCGGCGACTGAGGATTTGCAACGAAGCGTTGAAGCATTAGAACGCAAGAACAAAGAACTGATCGCTGAACTGCGCGCTGCAAAGAAAGCGCCTGCTGTCCCTGATGGCGTAGACGTTAATGAACTACTGGAGTTCAAACGCAACTACGAGCAGCAGCAGCTTGAGTCGCAAGGCAAGTACCAAGAAGCCAGGCAGGCTCTGAAGCAGCAGTTCCGTGAGGCGACGGCGGAGAAGGACCAGCGCATTGCGTCACTTGAGGCCAGAGTGCGCGAGCTGGAGCTGGTCACACCAGCCGTAACGGCATTGGCTGACATCGTGCACGATCCAGACATGGTGCTCAAGACCAAGCTGAGTGCCGATCAGATCGAACGCGATCCTGATGGCACTGTTGTCGTGGTCGATGGCTACCAGCGCACACCAGTGCAGGAATGGGCCAAGACGTTGCCGGCATGGATGCAAAAGCAACCCAAGCCGCAAGGTAGTGGCGCGCCATCTGGTGGTGTCAGCAGCGGCATCCCAACTGGCATGTCAAACCCGTTCAGCCGTGAATCGTTCAACCTGACTGAGCAGGCCAGACTATTCCGCACTGATCGTGATTTGTACGAGCGCATGAAGGCAACCGCTAACCGCTAAGCTGCAACTAACCGGCTGCGCTGGTGATACGGGCTGCGCCCACACCGTAAACCATTTCTGGTGATTCATCATGGCGACTCTTCGCTCTGACATCATCATCCCTGAGGTTTTTACGCCTTACGTCATCGAGCAAACCACCCAGCGCGACGCCTTCCTGGCTAGCGGTGTGGTGCAACCGATGGCTGAGCTGGACGCTTCAGAGGGTGGTGACTATATCAATGTCCCTTTTTGGAAGGCTAACCTGACTGGCGACTTCGAGGTGCTGTCCGATAGCACCAGCCTGTCGCCTAGCAAGATCACCGCTGACAAGCAAGTTGGCGTGATCCTGCACCGCGGCCGTGCATGGGAAGCCCGCGATCTGGCAGCCCTGGCTGCTGGCGCTGACCCTATGGCTGCCATTGGCGCCAAGGTGGCTGACTATGTTGCCAACCAGCGGCAGAAGGACCTGATCAAGTGCCTCGAAGGTGTCTTCGGTAGCCTCACCGGTTCCGATAGCCCTGCGTTCACTGATCTGCGCGTTGACACCAGCGGCATGAGCACACTGAGCCCTCGCACTGTTGCGAAGGTTCGCGCCAAGCTGGGCGATCAAGGCGACAAGCTGACCGCCGTTGCTATGCACTCGGCGATCTACTACTCTCTGGTCGAGCGTAAGGCGATCGACTATGTCGCCACTACCGACGCACGCGGCACGAGTACCACCCAATCGGGCGGTTCGATTGCTGCTGCCTTCGGCGAGGTGAGCGTTCCGACCTACATGGGTCTGCGCGTCATCGTCTCGGACGACCTGGCGCCTACCAGCACCAACTATCCGGTGTACTTCTTCACTGCCGGCGCTATCGCCAGCGGTGAGCAGATGGCAATGCAGACCGAAACCGATCGTGACATCCTCGCCAAGAGCGATGCCATGTCGATCGACCTGCACTACTGCTACCACCCGGTTGGCGCTAAGTGGACTGTCGGCACTGTCAACCCCACCCAGGCACAACTGGCGACGATTGGCAACTGGACGAAGGTGTACGAGACCAAGAACATTGGTATCGTGCGTGCCACTTGTACTTCTGACTACTGAGGTAACTAGTCATGCCTTCATCCATCTTTGAGCTGACTTCTGACCTTGCGGTTTCAAACGTCAGCGCTACACAGAAGACAGTCACAGCCGCTAGCGACGCTGCTACTACTCTCACGGCTGCGCAATGCGTTCAAGGTGTTGTCACCATGACCCCTACCACGGGTCGTGCTCTGACCACACCTACCGGTGCACTGCTCAAGGACTACTTCGGTGGTCCGCTTGAGATCGGCACCAGCTTCGAGCTGACTGTCATCAACGTGGCAGCCGCTACCCATGCCATCACCCTGACTGCTGCCGCTTCTGGCATCACCCTGGGCGGCGTGGCTGGCATGGCCACCATCGCTGCGGCAACCAGCGCCACCTACGTTTTCGTTTGCACTGCTGTTGGCACCCCAGCCTTCACGGTGTATCGCAAAGGTGGTTAATGGGTCTGTTCGCTTTTCGGCGACTGCGTGAACGGGAGGCTGCCTCTACGGAGGTGGCCTCTCTTCCTACTTTGACACCACAGGTGCAAGAAGATGGCAGTAACAATCGACGCAACAGTGGGCGGCGTAAACGCCAACAGCTACCTGACCCTGGCAGCAGCGCAGGCGATCGTTGACGGCTTTGTCCAAGACGATGACGTCACCGCATGGGCATCTGCAACGACGGACCAGAAGAACCGGGCGTTGTTCACTGCAACGCAACGGCTCGACCGTGAGCGGTTCCTGGGTGCACGCAGCACCGACACCCAAGCGCTGCAGTGGCCGCGGACTGGAGTGAGGCGGCCTGACACCTACATCAACACCTACGCCGTCGGGTTCCCGTTTCGCATCACGACGGACTACTTCGACGACAACGAGATTCCAGTGCAGGTGCAATATGCCGAGGTCGTGCTGGCGGTGTACCTGAACAACAACACCGACGCACTGGGGCTGAGCGGCTTGGAAGACTACAAGAATGTGAAGATCGGCAGCATTGATGTAACACCCAGCAACGGCTACGGCGCCGTGGGTGCCGATAAGGTGCCGCCGTTGATGGAGCGTTACCTGACAGGGCTTAGACTGAGTGGACCTGGCAACATTGCAATCCGACGGTCATGAGCTATTTCCTAGGCGGTGGTGATGCAGTAATGCGCGCAGGGCTTGAGATCCCGACGCATGACTACATCAGCAATACCTACGACGGCAGCGGCAACCTAACCGAGGTCGAGTACTACCGCGGCGGATCCGGCGGCAAGCTGGTCGCCACGCTGACCATGACCTACGACGCCAACGACAATCTGCTGACCGTTACCAGGAGCTGACGATGACGCGCCTAGATGTTGCTACTGGTCAGATCCTGCAAGGCATCGACCTGTTGCAGATCTATGGCAATGACACATTCGTCATCGGGCTTGACGGTGAGCTGAAGCTGGCGCCAACGATCGGCACGCAGGTGCTCGAGTTCATCGCTACAGAGGACCTTGACCGGCTGCTGTACGAAGACGGCGACAAGATGCAACTGGAGGCTGCATGAGCCTAGCCAAACCGCTGCGGAAGGTTGCTAGCAAGCTGATGGCAGAGCTTGGCGGTGCTGTGACCATCCGCACGGTGTCTGCTGGTGCCTACAACACCACTACCGGCGCCATTGCCGAGACCACTAGCGATGCTGTGGTCAATGGTGTGCTGGACCAGGTCAACGCCCGCGAGGTAAACGAGCTGGTGCAAGCTGGCGACAAGAAGCTAATCGTCGCTGCATCTGACCTAGCGCTGGCACCGACCACGGTTGATAAGGTGCTGATCAGCAGCGTGGTGCATCAGATCATCCGGGTGACCACGATCGAGCAGGACAACACCGCGATCACCTACGAGCTGATCCTAAGAGCATGAGCAACCTGCCCATCCGCGATATTGGCAACTACTGCGAGCGGCAGGTCGAACAGTTGCTGCGTGCAACAGTGCTGGCAACCGATCGCAAGCTCAAAGAGCGCAGCCCTGTCGATACGGGACGGTTTCGCTTCAGTTGGCAGATCGGCGAAAACACCACCGGTTTCTATGATGCTGGCCCGCAGCAGCCGTCTGACCCAGGCAGCAAGACGCGCACATCACCACCAGCAAGCCCGGCGCCCCCGTTGGCTCGGGGCGTGAATTACACGCCAACATTCGAGAAGCTGGGCAATGTCTACAGCATCCACAACAACCTGCCATACGCGGAGCCATTGGCACAGGGACACAGCTCACAAGCGCCGGCAGGATGGGTGGACCTTACCGCTCGTGAGATGCAGCGTTTCGTAGACCAAAACTGGGAGCGCATCAGGAGGCAAGGCTGATGGCTGCGGTCAACCTCAACACCGTCCGCAGCAGCATTGAAGCCCGGCTTGCAACTGAGTTGGCGCTGTCGCCGGCTATCCCGGTGGTGTTTCACAACCAGCCCTATGTGCCGACACCTAACAGCTCATGGGTGCAATGCCTGGTCAGCTTTGGCGCCAATGAGTACCTCACCATGGGCGGCACTACAGGCAGCAGCAATAGCGTGATCGGCGTGATTGCGATCAACATCTTTACGCCGTTAGGTGTTGGTCCTGGCGCTAACCTAACGATCGGCAAACGGATCAGGGACCTTTACAATAGGGTCATAGTCAGCGGTGTTCATTTTGACCCGCCGATCGGACCCGAGGTAGTGGCTGCGCCGGCGCCGGAGGGTTTCTTCCAAACACAGGTCAGACTGACCTTTGAAACCTTCGAGGATCTCTAGCCATGGCTTTTTACCGAGGGCAGCAAGGCAGCGTCAAGTTCGATGATGCTGGCGCTACCGGCGTCACCATTGTCAGCACCCGCTCCTGGTCGATGACCGTCGAGAAGGAATCACTCGACACCACCGCCCTAGGCGCAACCTATCGGGCAAACGTAGGCGGTCTGATCAGTGGCAGCGGCACTGTTGAGCTGATGTACACCGCCACTAGCGCTGATGAGACCAACGTGTTCATCGAGCACGCCAACACCGCTACCGATCAAGGTGAGGCACTGTTCGAGCTGTTCCTGGATACAAGCGGCACCAAGAAGATCAGCTTTGACGGTGTGATCACATCGGCTGAGTACTCTGCAACAGTGGGCGAGATCGAAGTGATCACGGTCAACTTCGTGACCAACGGAACCATCACCCTCGACATCTGATCATGGCTTTCTATCGCGGGCAACAAGGGACAGTCTTTTTTGACAAGGCTGGCAGCGGCGGTCTGTCCGAGATCGCTGCAGTGCGGTCATGGTCGATGACCGTTGAGAAGGAGTCCTACGACGCCACTGCTCATGGTGCTACCTACCGCGCTAACATCGGCGGCCTGATCAGTGGATCAGGCACCATTGAGGTGATGTACGACGCCCCTGGCGCCGGTGACAAGCTGGACCTGATCAAGGATGCCAACCAGGCCACTGACGAAGCAGATGCAGCGGTTGAGCTGTATCTGGACGAGACCGGCGGTAAGAAGATCACCGGCACTATCGTGGTGACAAGCACCGAGTACTCAGCTACTGTTGGCGAGATCGAGATCATCACGATCAACTTCGTCTCCAGCGGAACCCTCACGCTTAGCATCTGATGCCTACCTCACAACGCCCGGTTGATCTGCTCGCCGGTGCATTTGACCTGAACCAGCGCCGTAAGTTCAGCATCAAGAATGATGCTGGTGATACGGTGCTGGATCTTTACTTTAAGCCGATCACCCGCGCAGACCGTAAGCGCGCCACAGCGCTGGCGGGGTCTGATGAGGCACTGGATGTCAGCACACAGATGCTGTGCCAGATCGCTGAGCTAGAGAACGGCACCAAGGCATTTGCACCGGCTGATGCAGCCAAGCTGCAACGCGAGCTGCCTGAGCGCGTGCTGAACGAGCTGGAGCTGTTCCTGTTCGGCCTTGGTGATGATGCTGGCCTAGAAGAAGCAAAAAAAGACTGAGCCAGGATAACTGGCTCTTCTTCGAGTTTTTCCTGGCTACTGAACTAGGCATGACGGTCAGCCGGTTGCGAACTGAGCTGACCGATGCTGAGTTCGTGCACTTTGCGGCGTACTACCAGACCAGAAAAGAACGCGAGGACAAGGCACGACCTCGGTAGAATGGTGCCATGGCAGTCTCAAACGTCGAGCTAAGGGTTGACTCGCGGCAGGCGGTTAATGCGCTGCGTGATGTCAACCGAGCGTCAGCTCAGACTGACTCTGCAATCAGCAAGTTACAAGGCACCATCGGCAAACTTGCCGGATCCTTTGCAGCCATTCAGGCGGCGCGCTTTGTATTTGTCAAGACCGCAGAGATTGAAAGCCAAACCCGCAGCCTGCAGGTATTGACCGGCAGTGCGCAACAGGCAAAGCAGATCGTCCAAGAACTGCAGCAGCTTGGAGCGGTAACGCCATTCACAAGCAGCGAGCTGATCGACGCGGCAAAACGCCTGCAGGCATTTGGCGTTGAAAGCAGCAAGATCGTTGAAACGACAAGCCGCTTAGGCGATGCTGCTGGAGCAACCGGCGCGAACCTTGGCGAGCTGACCACTGCCTACGGACAGGTCATCTCTAAGGGCAGGCTGCAGGGCGAAGAGCTGCTGCAGTTCCAGGAGCGTGGCATTGCGTTGCAGCAAGAGCTGCGCAAGATGTATGGGATGACCGGCGAAGAGTTTTCTAAAGCTCTGAGCAAAGGTCAGATCAGCGCCAAAGCTGTTGAGGTAGCGCTGCAGCGACTGACAAGCGCTGGCGGTAAGTACGCCAACGGCGCCATCGCGCAGAGCGACACGTTGAATGGCAAACTGTCAACGCTGCAGGATGGTGTCGAATCACTAGCAAGGCGCATTGGTCAAGTACTTACGCCTGTACTGAAAGCAATCTTTAATCAAGCAATATCAGTTGTTGATGCAATTAACGCCGCATTGTCAGCAGGCAGGGGCGGGGGTTTTACGCGCAGCGTTGGCGGCGCAAGGCAACTTTTGAACATTGGAGCAACTTCGCAAGCCGTTGACAATATCGCCAAAGGCATCAGCCAGGTTGGCTCCCAACGCAACAAGACAGGCATTCAGCAAAATCTGCAAGCGCTGCAGCAGTACCAAAGACTGCTGCAAAGTGTTGGCCCTGATGATCCAAACGCAAATAGAGCGGTTCAGCTTCAAGGCGTGATCTTGAACAAGATCAACCAAAATATTGCAGCTCAAAAACAGCTCAATCAGCAATCGACAAAAACCAACAAAGTCTTTGACGTTCCAGCATTGCTGTCCCCCAGTGGCGCCGGCGACGCTGGGGCCAGGAGAGCTGCCAAGGAAGCCGAGCGCGCAGCAAAGGCTGCTGCTGAGGAGCAAAAACGCGTTGCGCAGGTGATCCGCGACCGGACTGCGGAAACGCAGATGACCCGAATCAAGTCTGGCCTGCAGGACAAGATCGCTGCCGCAGAGGCGATCGGCGACAAGCAACTTGTCGCACGGTTGAAAGGGCAGGAGAGGGAGCTTGACATCCAATATCTCTACGCGCAGGCGTTAGCGCAGGAGAAGGACGTCAGGGCGCAACAGTCAATCATCAACGACGGCAACGAAAAACTTGTCGCCAACCAGCGTGACATCGAGCGCGAACTGGCCGCAATCGACCAACAGCGCATCAAGGATGGCACGCAATTGTTGGTTGACAAGCAAAGCGAGCTGGATCTGCTGAAGCAGACAGATCCGCTCAAGCGGGATCTGTTGCAGATTGAGCAGTACCTGAAATCAGAAGAGATCGCCAAGCTGAACCTGACACAGAGTCAACTTGATCAACTGCGCAAGATCCTGACCGCAACGGCACAGATCAGAAACGCAAGCAGTGGCCTTAAGAGCCTCTATGCCGACATCGGCATGTCACTGAAGTCCGGCATCGTTGACGCAATTCAAGGTGCGATTGATGGCACCAAGTCGCTAGGTGACGTGGCATCGCAGGTGCTGCGCAACATCGCCAACAAGCTGCTCGACGTAGCCATCAACATGGCGCTGTTCGGCGAGATGTCTGGCACTGGATCCGGCGGTGGCTTGCTCGGCGGTTTGTTTGGCAAGCGCGCCATGGGCGGCAGTGTCCGCGCTGGTCAGCCGTACCTGGTCGGCGAGCGTGGTCCTGAGCTGTTCATGCCAGGTCGTAGCGGCGGCATCGCACCGACCGGCAGCTTTGGCGGTGGCGTTAATGTGGTCGTCAACGTTGACGCCAGCGGCAGTAGCGTGCAAGGTGACGACCAGCGGGCCAATCAGCTTGGCAGGATCGTGTCTGTCGCAGTGCAGCAAGAGATCGTCAAGCAAAAACGCCCCGGAGGATTGCTCGCATAATGGCTACCTTCCCAGCGATCACACCTGCCTATGGCGCTGAAAAGCGCAGCGCACCGCGGCAACGAGTTGTGCAGTTTGGTGATGGCTACGAGCACCGGTTGACCTTTGGCCTGAATCAAAACCCAAGGGAATGGTCACTGACTTGGAACAACATCACCGAAGCCAATGCAGATACGATTGAGACCTTCCTTGATGCTCGCGCTGCTGATGGCGCTTCCTTTGGCTGGACGCCGCCAGATGAAACAACGGCCTACGACTGGGTGTGCAGTAGCTGGACCAAGTCGATTCCGTACACCGGCAGAGCGGTGATCACCGCCACGTTCCGGCAGGTATTTGAACCCTGATGGCTGTACCGGTCTCAGCGCTGCAGGAGATCAACCCTGGCGCCGTCATTGAGCTGTTCGAGCTGCAGCTAAACACCGCGCAGCATGGCGTTACGGATGTCTACCGATTCCACTCGGGCGTCAACCTGCAAGCTGGCGGGCTGCTGATCGCAGAAGACAATGATCTGCTGCTCTTCGAGAATGGCGACATGATCGCCCAAGAGATCGGCGGTCTGATCTGGAACGGTAACAGCTATTCGTGGTTCCCGATCCAAGCAGATGGCTTTGAGCTAAGCGGTAACGGCCAACTGCCGCGGCCAACGCTGCGGATGAGCAATCTGCTTGGCACCATCACCGGGTTGATGCTCAGCCTGCCGCGTGGATTGGAAGGTGCCAAGGTGACCCGCATCCGCACGCTCGGGCGTTACCTCGATGCGGACAACTTCCCTGGTGGCGTTAGCCCTTACAGTCCAGACCCGACGGCTGAGTTCCCGCGGCAGGTGTTCTACATCGACCGCAAGGCGGCTGAGACCAGGGACGTTGTCGAGTTTGAGCTAGCCAGCGCGTTTGACCTGTTCGGCGTGCGCGGTCCAAAGCGGCAATGCCTCAGTGCATTCTGCCAATGGGAGTACCGCTCGACCGAATGCGGCTACAGCGGCGATCTGTATTTCGACGAGGATGACGTGCCTGTCGCCACGTTGGCGGAGGATGTCTGCGGCAAACGGCTGAGCAGTTGCGAGCGGCGGTTTGCGCAGATCGTCGGCACCGGCAGCGTCACCAGCGGCAGTAACCAACTGGTCCTAGAGTCGGCGGTCAACGTGAAGGTAGGGCTGCCGGTCAAAGGGTTTGCCGTGCCAAGCGGCACCACAGTGTCAAGCGTTGCAGGTGCCACCATCACGATGAGCGCCAACGCAACAGCAACGACCACCATCAGCAAAACCGGCACGCTAAGCACCAACCGCACCACCATCACCGGCATCAACACCAGCGGGCTAGCGGTTGGCATGACCGTCACAGGCGGAGGCATCCCGGCAGGTGTGTCAGTGACAGTCGAGTCCGTTGGCGCTACTACCGTCACGTTGAGCCAGCAGTTGCCTTGGTTGAATGTAGCCACACTGATCACAACCAAGACCAGCAGCTACCTGAAGCAGCAGGCATTTGGCTACGCCGCCAACCCACGCGACCCGGACCCTGTTGGTGATGTGATCGTGGTGCCCAATACGACGAGCATCGCACTGGGTCAGTACGTCATCGGTCCCACCATCGCAGAGGCCGACACCGCAACGGTGACCGGCATCCTCGGCAACAGCGGCACCCTTAAGCGTGTGCTGGTGTCATTCAATGCCAAGATCACCAACAGCACCGGCAGCTACAGCTTCTACGAGGTGCAGGCCCAATCATCTGCGACCTACACGTTCACCGCACCAGATCGCGGCTATGTGTTTCGTACGGATGGCATCCTGAACTTCGGGTCATTCCCTGGTGTGAGCAGCTATGTGGCGTGACCAGGCCATGTTGCACGCCAAGCAGCAGGACCCAAAGGAGTCGTGCGGGCTGCTGGTGCAGCTAGATGATCTGACGTATTGGCCATGCAGGAACATCGCCAACAGCGGGCAGGAGTTTGTCCTTCATCCGCTGGACTATGCAGCAGCAGAAGATGCCGGCAAGGTGTTAGCGGTCATCCATAGCCATCCTGGCGGACCGCTGGAGCCGTCTAGAATGGACATTAGAGGCATCAAATTGAGCGGCCTTAGCTGGTTTATCATTGATCCACGCACCGAGCAATGGTCTGATGAATACCATCCGAGTGTATGGGCCGCTAGCTGAGTTCCTCGGGCGTCGTGTCTTTGAAGCTATTGTCGATACTGCTGCTGAAGCGCTGCGGTTTCTTCATGCCAACTTCCCTGGGTTGCGTCAACACCTAGCGAATCAGCGTTACTGCATTGCGGTTGGCGATCATCTACTGACTGCTGACGAGCTGAGCCATCCGATCGGTTGCCAAGAACTGCGGATTATCCCTGCGTTTAGTGGGGAGATCTTTGATTTCATTGGTGATGTCATTAACACCGCTGTTAGCGCAGTGACCGCAGCAGCACCATCGCTGCTAGCGATCGGTGTTTCCGTTGGCCTTCAGTACCTATCAAGCCAACTGCAAAGCAAAACACCGCAGTTAGGTGTGTCGGCATCATCCAGCACGCAGAACGACCCGCGGTCTAACTTCAGCTTTAACGGTGTGCAGAATACCGCAAGAGCTGGCGTACCGGTGCCGATCGTCTATGGCGAGGTGATCGTCGGATCGGTTGTCGTCAGTGCCGGCATTGACACTGTGCAGGTGAAGGCATGACGCTGCAATCGACGCAATACACCCAGATCGTTGACCTGATCAGCGAAGGCGAAATCGAGGGGCTGGTCAATGGCGAGCAGTCGATCTTCCTAGACAACACACCGCTGCGTGATGCTGGCAATCGTCTGAACTTCCAAGGCGTCGAGGTAGACGCAACTGCCAAGGGCACACAGGCTCAGTCGCCGTTGAAGTATGGCGACACCATCTCAGAAGAGCGAACGGTTGGCGTCACTGTTGACGCAGCCAATCCGGTGGTGCGCACCATTGCGGACAACAACGTCGATGCAGTGCGGATCACGCTGCAGTTCCCTGTGTTGTACAGCGACAGCGGCAACAAGGGGACAAAGGTGCAGATCCAGATCTCTAGGCGCTACAGCGGCGGATCTTACGAAGTCATTCACAATGACATCGTCAACGGCAAATCGCTAGATCCATACAACCGCGACTATCAGATCGACCTGGATGGCGCGTTTCCGGTTGACATCAAAGTCACTCGCGTTACCGCCAACTCAACCAGCTCCAAGGTACAGGATAAGTTCAACTGGGCGTCGTACACCAAGATCATCT